TGTCATATATTTCATTTCAAGTGTTCCTTTTGCTAATTCGGATCCTTCAGGGTAAAGTAAACCTTTAGATGGAAGTTCAATAACTTCAGTAGGTAATTTAAATTCGCTCATAATTTTTATTTAGTATAACTTTATTGTTCTATAATAAATATTAAGAAGAAAAGTTTTTGAAACGGGTTTATTATTTATTTAATTTATTTTCTAATTTATCAAACCTTGAATCCATTTGTCTATAAATTCCATCAATTTGATTTTGGTAATCTAATCGTAAATCATTTATATTACTATAAATGTCTCTACCTCTTTCATCCATAGCTAAATAAGCATTATCTACAGAGTCTTTAACATCTTTAACTTTGGTTTTCACCTTAAACACTCCTATCGAAGCATACCCTACTAAGAATATACCTACTGTGGATAGGACACCTAACATAAATTCTAAAATTTCCATATCTTGTTGTTTTTAAATTATTTCAAAACTTTTCTACTTAATATAATGTTAATATAAAAAAAAAGCTTGGCAAAGCCAAGCAATTTTTAAATATATTTTGAAATATTTTACTAGTAATTCAAGATACAGTAATCAGGTTGTATTGTCATTGAGATGTTTACAGCAGTACCATCATCATCCCAGCTATAATCACCAAATGTGGCACTAGTAATCATGGCTCCTTTAACAATCCATTCAGAAACAATATCACCTACAGGACCTACAACATTGAATGTTAAATCTTTCTTATAGAAATCTGAATAGCCATCTCTACCTGTTACAGATTCATGATGTAAACGGACCCATTCCATTACTGATTGGGCTCCACTTGGAGTGATTGGATCAAATAATGTAAATGCTATTGTACCCCATTTTGATTTTCCTTTTACATAACGTTGAACATTAATGTGATTAAGGGTAATTGAAGTTTGTTCTAAAGATACAGCTCCCATTCCTTTTACTAAATATGATGGGATACCGTCAATGTATAGGATGAACCTGTTAGTTTGTTTTGGCTCAAAAGCTGTGTAAAATATTTCGTTTGGATCTAATACTGACATTTTATATTGTTATTAGTGTTTTTGATTATAAATATTAGGTATTCTAGTTTTTAAGCAGGAAACTCAGCTCCTGTTGATTGTAGGATAAAATCTAAGTTAATAAATTCTGCTGTTCTGGTTGGTTGAATATAAATTTGACCTACTAATTGATTTCTATCAATCACATCAGGTGTATTTAATGAATCATCCATAATCACTTTAAAAGCATATAATCCTTGTTTTTGTTTAATATTTTCTAAATAAGGGTTTACAGTTGCTAAGAATTTATTTCTAGTAGTAATTGAATTTTGTTCAAATACTAAAGTATCTGCTGTTTGGCCAATAAATGATTTTAATTCAATTAATAATCTTCTAACATTCACTCTATCAAGTGCAGATGCATCTTTTTGTAGTGTTTTTTGTCCAAATACTACAATTCCTTTTCTAGGGAATGTTGCAATTGGGTTAATGTTATTAGCATATAATTCATCACGGTTTAATTGAGATAATTTATTTTTAGCTCTAAGTACAGACCCTAAACCACCTCTGTTAATACCTGCTGGTGCAAACCAAGGTGCAGCTACTTTATCTGTGTGAGCATAAACTCCTCCAATCATTGTTGAAGCAGGAACCCATACTCTTTTACCTGTTTCTGGATCTTGGATTCGTAACCAAGGCCAATAAGTAGCAGCGTATGAATTATCTCTAGTTTGTGCTTGAGTTACAACTTCAGCTAATGTCCCATCATATCCAACCATATCAATTACATAAATATTATCTCCACGTAATTGAGTATTTGTAATAATTGAGCTAATTACACCTGTATGAGTAGCAGCTGAATTTAATAGTCCCGGGGTAAGTAGAGTGTTAAATGAGTAATCATCTTTATTTGAAAGGAGATTAACCATGTTTGTATAGTTACCTGAAGTTAATCCTTGAGTATCTGTGTTATTTATATTCTCATAAAAATTAGCTCCTCCTTTTACATCACCTGTTGCTCCACTAAATGAGCCAGATCCATTTTGTGGAATAGAAGCAGTATATGCTGAAACTGCTACTCCAGAATTGTCTAGGTAATTAGGTGTTGGAGTTACATTTTTAACTCGTACATATCTTGAATTATTAGGGAATGAACCACTAGTAATGTCTATTTGATTTTCTGTTGGGTTATAAGAAATTATTTGATCTCCTATTACACTTGAAATAAATCGTGGTGAGTTTGGATCTAAATTTACATTTGTAAATGATTCAAGAACAACTTTTTTATTTGTTCTATCATTACCTTGACGAATTATTACATTAAATGTACCTGATCCTGTGTTTGAGTTTGTAATTTCCCATCTAACATTATCTAAAGATCCTGAAACTAGAGATCCATCAGCATTTAATGCCCCTGAGTTATTCATGATAACTCCTTCAGAAATTGTTTCTAAAGCAAATGAAGAAGAAGTAGCATCGATATAATTTGGGATTGTTGTTGAAGTTGCCGGTGTATAAGAACCTGTTACAATTCTAGCAACTAATAAAGAATTTCCTCCATTATTAAAATAATTATATGCCGCAATTGATGTTAAGTATGAATAAGTATCACTTCCACTTACAAATGAACCTCCAAATCTATTTTTATAATCTGAATATGAGGTTACAACTATTGGAATTTCTACTGGTCCTTTAACTGTTGGTCCTATGATTGCTGCTCCTACTTTAACAGGAATAGGCGAAATAAAAGTATTGTCTATTTCATTAAGAGATACTCCTGGTGATGTTAAAAAGTTTGCCATTTTATATTAGTGATTTATTTTATTATAAATATTATATTTTTATTCAAAAGTTACTCCTGTTTGTGTAACATTAAAATCTAATACTATAAATTCAGCTGTTCTTACAGGTTGGAGATATATAGCACCAACAAGTTGGTTATTATCAATTACAGTTGATGTATTATTAGTCTCATCCATTACTACTCTATAAGCATTTAAACCTTGTCTTTGCTGTATTGATGATAAATAAGGATTTACTTGAGATATAAAATCATTACGGGTTGCTGCAGTATTTTGTTCAAATACTAATGAATCTGCGATTTGTTTTATAGTTGATTTTAATTCTATTAATAAACGACGTACATTTACTCTATCTAAAGCACTTTTCTTTTTCTGAAGGGTTTTTTGGCCGAATACTGTCACCCCTGAGTTAGGGAAAGTAGCAATTGGGTTAATATTTGCTTCATATAAAATATCTCTATTTCCTTGAGTTAAAATTCTTTCAGCTTTAATTACTGTGGATAAAGTTCCACGGTTAATTCCTGCTGGTGCTATCCAAGGTTCTGAAATCGAGTCTGTAAAAGCATAAATACTTGGCATCATTGTTGAAGCAGGTACCCAAACTTGTTGTCCTGTATTAGGGTCTAAAATTTGTAACCAAGGCCAATAAGTAGCAGCATATGAACTATTTACAGTAGATGCTTCACTTACTACTTCTAATATATTAGCATTATAATCTAACATATCTACTATAGCCATAGTATCACCTCTTTCTTGACATAATGTAATTAATGAATTTACTACAGAAGCATGTGAAGCAAAATCTCTAACTAATCCAGGTATTGAAATATATTTGAATTGATATTCATCTTTGTTAGAAAGAAGATTTATTGATTGTGTATAGTCAGAAGCTACTAAACCCTGTGAGTTAGTATTAGTTATACTATCATAATATTTTCCTTCTGTAGAAGGAATATTAGTTCCTACTGCACTACCAAATGAACCACTTAAAGCTATTGGAATTGATGAAGTAAATGCTGATACTGGATCTCCTGAGTTGTTTATATAATAAGGAGTTTTTCGGTTTACTTGTTTGACTCTTATATATCTAGACTGGTTTTGGTAGTTACCAGAGAGTTGAAGGAAGGTATCGGAACCATCAGTTGCTATTGTTGTGGTTTGATTACCTATGACTTTTTCAATGTAATTAGGGGTTGTTGGATCAAGTGTTAAATTATCCCAGGTTTCTAATACCACAGGAGAGAGTCTATCATCATCTCCTCTACGAACTAGTAAAGTAAAAGTACCTGAAGAGGTATTTGGAGAGACGATTTGCCATCTTATGTTATCTGAAGAACCTGAAGGGAGAGAACTATCTGCATTTTCTGTAGAGTCACTATTCATGATTATTCCTTCAGATAGGGTTTCAAGTTCAAATATTGTACCTAAAGTTCCATCACTACCAGAAATAAATGAGCTAGTAGCAGGTGTAAATGAACCACTTGTAACACGTGTTACTAATAATGAAGTTCCTCCTCTATTAAAGTAATTATATGCTGAAATTGAAGTAAAATAAGTATAGTTTTGGCTTCCACTAATAAAAGAAGTACCAAACTTATTTACATATTCAGAATAAGTTGTTACAATTGTTGGTCTTTCAACAGGTCCTTTTACTGTAGGACCAATGATAGCA